CTCCCCCCTAATTGGAGAACTTGACTTACATCAAGTTGTTAACAAGTACACGTCTGTAGTATTCGTTAGAATCTTTAACAAGTGCACCTTCGCCAGCAGTAGTACCCTGTGCGAATGGATTCGCTACGATACCGTAACGAGTCTTGAAGCCGATCTTAGGCTGGAAAGAGCCTTGATCAACAGCACGAACCATCTGCAGTGGTACATATGGGCAGTAGAAAAGACCAGCATCAAATGCGCTAGAACCTTTATAGCCTACTGTCATGTAGTTGCCAGTTGTATAAGGATCGATGTAGACTCTCATACGACCGTTCAGAACACCTGCGAAAGTTGCGCCTGTGTCATCTGGGTTCAGGTTGTTAGAGTTAAGTGCAGGAGCATAATCCAGTACACCAGCCATCTGAAGTGCAGAAGCAACGTCAGAAGAACAGATGAGGATGTTACCCTTGCCGCGACGAGTGCCTTTTGCAATCGCGTTAGCTTCACGCTCGATTTGGAACATCAAGCCTTTGAACTTCTCTACTGACCAACGACCGTTAGAATCAGTATCCAAGTCAAAAATACCAGCAGTAGTGGTATCAGAAGCAGCACCTTGCTTAGCAGTTACGTTAACAGTACGTACAACTTCGCGGTTAATTTCAGCCAAGATCTCAGCTGACAAGATGTTTGCCAACTCAGTTTCTGCATCAAGACCATGAATTGCTTTCAAGTCTTGAGCAAGTTCCATTGAGTACTCAGCTTTCAACGCACGTGATTGAGCAGTAACGGATACTTTTTCAATCGAGAATGCCATCTGTGGGATAGCAGTGTTGCCAGAAGTACCAAGTGCTTCTGCCTGTGCAGTTGACATACCGTCTGCAAAGTTATACAGACCAGCTTCAGCGTTGTTTGCAACACCAGGAGCAGTACCAGTATTCTTGTCGCCAAGAGTGTTTGCACCAGCAGCAACAGTAGCAAATGCAGTATCTGCTTCGTTGTAAAGTGCCTCAGTGCCTGCCTGTGAAGTATAGCGAGAACGCATTGCGAAGATCAAACCAGTAGGACCAGTCATTGGCTGAACGCCGCAGATGTCATACGCTACCAAGTTTGGCATTGATCTACGTACTAGTGAAATAAGAACTGGATCATAAGTGTCTACACCTGTAGCACCATCACCAATTGCGTTTGCTGGAGCTGCTTCTTGAAGCAGACCCATTTGGCCACCAAAGCCTGACTCACGAAGAGCCTTTTCTGTGTTTTCAAGCAGAGTTGCAGTTACAGCGCGCTTATGAGCATCGTTAATCTTATCAAGATCAGGATGCTCAAGGACTGGCTGCCACTTGCTCTGGATTTCTTCATTTAGATACATTGTGGTTTACCCCTTCCTCTGTGTTATGGGACATTAGTTATTTATATAAATTACTTTTTCAAAGTTCTTGAAATTGCGCTCATGTACTGCTTCATGTTTGGATCAACATTTACTACTGCTTCTCCATCATCAGTATCTTCAGCAACAATGACTTCTTCTTCAAGGACAGCCTGCTTAGTTTCAGTCGCAAAATAATTTTCACGAATGACAGCAAGTTTTTCCGCATATGATTCAGCTGAATCATAATCAACCCCTTCTGAAAGAGCCTTAAATTTCTCTACTTGTGTCTTAGCAAGACCAGAGGCAGCTTGTTCAAAAACTTCACGCTTTGATGCAACATCGAGTTGACCCTTTAGCTCGATATTAGATTCAATTTGTTCGTTAAGCTTTGATTCTAGCTCTTCTACCTTACTAGACATTTCACCGAGAATGTCAAGCTTTTCTTCAGGAATGTCAATATAGTGAGTCTCAAAAAGACCCTTCAGACCCTGGATGAATGACTCTGTGATTTCAGTCTTCATAGAAGTTTCAATCGCAATCTTATTGTCTTCAGTCCACTCAGTTACTACATGATCAAGATAACCATCTAGTTTCTCAGTAAGGTCTTCTTTTGTCTGTTCGATGGACTCTGCGAGTCTTGATTCGAACTCTTCTTCGAGACGAGTTTGCTCAACTTGTAGTCTTGCATTAATCGCTGCCTCGAAGATAATTGTCGCCTTATCGATGAACTCCTCAGAGAGCTCTTCACCAGCAAACATTTCTTGTACATCTTCAGCCATTTTGATCTTCTGCATTGGCTCACCGGCACCGGCTTTATCGGCTGAGCGAGCTGGTGCTTTAGAAACAACCGAGCTGTATACGTTCATTAACTCTTTAGCACTCATAGCAGACATAGCTGCTACTGCACCGCTGAGCATTTGTGATTTAGTCATACGAGGAGTTGCCTTCTCGCCTTGATCTTTATCGGCTGAACGACTATTAGATCCTTTAGCTACAGGATCAGGAATATCGTTACCAGGGCCGAAAGCTTTCTCTTCGAGCTCTTCTGCTTCATCAGTAACAGTTTCTTCTACTACTTCTTCAGCATCCTGCTCCAAGATTGGCTCGTCTTGAATTACTTCGTTTTCTGCCATCTGTCCGCTCCTTTAGGGCATTTTGTTTATGTTATTTATAAATTTCTTTAACTTGAAAGACGTTTCATGAAGTTTTCAAAAATCTTCATCTTGGATTCTTCTAACTCACCTTTACGTGTAGCTTGTTCAATTTCTTGTACAGCTTGTTCAGCATAGTTTTGAGCTTTTAGAATACCATTATCCCAGATCCACTCCACGCCTTCCATGATACCCTGGACAAAGGCATCTGGCGCTGAAGGATCGGCAACAATATCGGCAGCAGTAGCAAGATAAAAATCTTTTTGAACTTCATTAATACCTTGTTTATTAGCTTTAATGGAGCCCATACCGCGTGATGATACGCCAAGACCTGCACCTTCGTCAATAAGGTTTTTAACAATATTGCCGTAAGGAGTATCCATAATCTTGGCTTTGCCGATGAAGTTATCACCATCCTGACGAATATCTTTAATCATATGTGATACACGTTCTAGGTTGATAGTAGGGCCCTGCGGATGTCCGAGTTCCCCGTATGCGCGATTTTTCATCACGTATTCTGTATTATAACGCTTTAATTCTTTAGCAAGCGTTTCGGTAGGATACATTCTACCGTTTCTGTTTTTAATATTACCTTGCAAGAAGACGCCTTCGATATAATAATCTTTCTTACCATCATCTCTTGCTTCAGTAAGAACTTGTACGTCTTCAATAAGGTCAGTAAATAGTTTCATCTACCATTTCCCCCTATTCGTATCCACTAACAACATCTTTATCAGATGTTTTTGATACGTGTAAAA